AATCTGGGACAGGGTGACCAACTATGTATGATATCGGTGACAAAATTTGTGATATGCACTATGGGTTACCATCTAAGGACTACGATGGTAATAAAATCAAGGTTATTAACCATATCAAGATCAGGCTAGATAATGCAGAGCATTTAGTTCGAGCATTATTACACACTGTTGGGAGTGATAAGCACAAGCATCTTGATAATCCCTACCGTGTTGACAATAAATATGCCATGATTGTCGGCAATGAATTTGGAAGGCATCAAGCAGGTTGGTCATATGATGATAGATGGTTTGGAATGCTTGAGTTTGAATTGGTAAAAGATGATCCTAGCAATGGAGAGCCACCAAATCCAGACCCCCGAGAAGCCATCCAGATGGCCATAAGACTGCTCGGTGGGTATTCCGAGACCGCCAGAAAGTTCCAAATCAGCCGTTCTGCGGTTCATCAATGGTCTCGACTTCGAGTACCCGCTAACCGAGTTCGTATGATGGCTCGATTGGTGGATCATCAGGTGACACCGGAACAACTTCGACCCGACGTTTTCACAGAGTCCGATGAAGAAGCCTGACGAGGAGAAACTGGCACAGATGTACGGTCAGAATGAAGACAAGAAGAAGGCATACCGAAAGGGGTGGTATAATGCAGGGCGTATCATCCAACAAAACAAGGAGAAGTCTAAACAGTCTAAATAGAGTATATTAGTTAATGCTTATATAGCATTCCCTTTATAATCATATAGTTATCTTCTGTTTGTTACTATAGTAGAGGGATGAAAAACCAGAGAGTGGGCTGGAAAAGAATGGGGATGGCAGAACCCGAAACCCACAGAAACTGCTACTTGTACAGGCGCTATGACAGGGGGCGCTATTAAAACGTGGGAATGTGAGATTGTAAAATCCATCCTTTAGGATGCCACGACAGAAACAGTATGAGTACCAAGATGGAATGACTGACAGGCCTATCTCACTATGCCCTGTCAAAAAGACAGTTATGCTCAAAAAAGAAGCCCCCACCGAAGTAGGGGCTTAATAGGTTACCTTATGAATCGACGTAGGTCATGCTCATCAAGAATTTTGTTGAATTCTTTGTTGATCTTGTCGATTCTGTCTCTTGCACTGCGCTTGCGTGGTGAGGGGTTAGCGGGAGAACCATATTCTGATGGTTCTTTCGTTACCTCAGCGGGATACTCGATGTCGCCGTCTACGTCAGGAATATCGGCATACGGCTCATCGAATTCATCTCTCCAGCCCTCTATCTTGTATGCCACAGTAGTGTAGGCGTCTAATTCACCCCTACGATACTTGTTCTGCATATTGAATTTGGGTAGATTACTTATCTCCAGACCCTCTTTAAGGTCTTGTATCTGTTCCGATACAAATTTATAGAGGGCAGACACAAACACGGCTTCACTTGATTGGATTTTATCCATATCAATTTCTCCAAAGTTGAATTGTGAAAGAACAGCCACCGGGGTGGCTTTATTATAATAACACACAGGGTCACAGGTTGCAATCACAAAAGCGACCTATCCTGTTCAATTCACGACACAGGATAATAATAAATTAAGTGTATTAGAATATTCTAATATGGCAATACCACTAAAGCACGACCCAAATCACAGAAAGTATAAAAGGGCACACAGGCGACACAGGAACTTGGTGCAAAAGGACAATAAGCACAGATCCTACGCCCACAAGCCCATCACAGCATACAATAGGAAAAAAGTTGTTGATTTTGATCTAGGTTAGTTGTACTATTTACGCTCCACTATCACGGGGCGTTACTATGTCAAAATTTGAGTACGTTAATGGGCAACGGACTGTCAAACACTTTCGGGATATGCCACGAGATTTCATACCTTGCACGGCTCCGAATTGTAACCGTTGGTATAATCGACGAAACGTAGTTAGAAAAGGGTACTGTGATCTGCACAAGCACTTGATTAGTGCGGGTTAAACAGTGGGAATCGCGCTTAAATACCGAGTACCCGCCGGTCAAGTTATGGTTGCCGCACCACGGCTACAACAGAAACAAGTATTAAACTTGTACCCGATTGTCAAGGTATCCACTATGACCGGGAAGTTAGTTGATATTCCCGCCATTAATACCAACACAATCTCAAATCCTTTCTGCATTGCAATGCACAGCGCAAAGGATAACGTAATATGTTCTAATTGTTTCTCGTGGAATATGTTACACGGTAGCCGTAAAAACTGCGCGAAAGTCTGGCAAAAGAACAGCGATTTTCTAGCCGATGAAATAGAATGGCAATACTTGCCTACTTTTAACGCTTTATGGGTCAGATTCCACGGCCACGGCGAATTGCAGAACATCGCCCATATGGTCAATTTTCACAACATCGCGCTGAAAAACCCAGAAACCACATTCTCACTGTGGACTAAGCGCCGCGACATTATCCGCCAGTACCACAGGGACTATACACAGCCGGATAACCTGATACTGATCTATTCTAATCCACTAAAGGATAGAATAATTTCACAGCCGCCACAGGGATTCTCTAAGGTCTTTAATGTGGTCACACAGCCAACCACAGCCGAGAATTGCACAGGCAAGAATTGCATAGATTGCCTCACTTGCTATCGCACAGGGGCACAGGCGGTTATAGTCGAAAGAGAAAAAAAGCGCAGTTAAGCGCCTCAAGATATTCGAATATTCTAAAAGTCTAATATTCGATATTTAGTATATTACCATATTCTAATATAGCCAATTTAGAATATAATCGAATTCTTATATTCGATGTAAAAAAATGCTCCCGCCAGAATCCGCAAAGGAGGAGGATGCGGTAGCGCAGGGTGCGCCAATCTAGCGGGAGCCAATCGCGGAGTATGCTGGCTTAATCCCGCCAGCGAGGAGTTAGATTAGTAAAAGGATAAAAAGCAATAATAGGAAAAATATTATTGCTATTTTCATCCCGCCGTTATTGTCCCGTTAGGGATTGGTGTATTGTTGGCTATTGCTTTTTTTCGCGCTCTAGCCAATGCAACAACGCTGTCATGTTCCGCCTGTAGTATCCCGATAAGAATATCTGCATTATTGAGATTGTCTACTGGGTCATGGCCTTCGCAAAGCTTAAGCCAGTTTTTCAGAACATAATGGGCGGTTGCGTCTTCCATTACAAACTCGCGGGAAGTCATGCTGCAAGACTCATGTTAACCGCCATTCGATGCGCGGTATTTTTAAGTCTCGCGCCATCGCCAAAAAAAGCGCGTTGGAGCCTGTTTGACTTACTCGTAACCGTTGACCCGATTGCAGCATTTCCAAAAGGTCTTTCCTTGGTTACTTTGCGCGGTGTTTGCAACCCCAGCATTGTGTAATCAACATAATGAAAAACTGCCTGTGTTGCGCCGTGTAATGTACCAACTCTAGACTCAACTCGGTTTGCATGATTAGCGCCGCCGGGAGCGTTGAAATAACTTGCCGATATCTTATCTGCAATTCTTTCAATTATCGCCTTTGCATCATTGTCCATCAATTCAAGGTCGCCCAGGGGTTTGCCATTCATCGCGGCGCGAATATAAAAACGAGATAATTCCTCTGAATTCATTTCAGTATTCGCTAGCGCGTCAACCTCGTTTGCATATTGAATCTCTGCCGCTGTAATCAATTCCAAGTTACCAACAACCTTTCGTGGGTCGTATGGCTCCCTGTGCGATATCCTCATGATATCGTCAGCGGTATCAATTGCTAGCGTTAGCGTGTTGTTGCAAACAACGTAGGTATTTGAAATGAATTTCAGAGACTTCCGGGTTAGGTCATAGGAAGTCGATAGAATCAAATTCCTTTTGACCTGTTCGCCAGCAAGAAAGTTATCGGCTGTTGTTTCTGCCATAAACCAAATCTCTTTCCCGCCGCGCAAACTACCAATTGTTGACATTCTATAATCACCTTTTTGGCAAACCATTTCCATCGCATCGCAGAGCAAGCCAATGCGGTGAACATGATACTGATCGGAAGCGCCTGTACATAATGCTTCCATAGTATCGTCGCGGTAGATAACCCGGCGATCAGAAGAGACCATATGATGGCTTCTTGCTGTTCCAGAACCGCGCCATCTATCTTCTTTACATATTGCAAGGTACTCAACTGGTGCTGCTCTAACTTCCCAGTCTAGAGCCTTCTCTCGCCATTCAGCGGGTGATTCATCAGGGTGTACTCGATAGGCTTCGAAGCCTTCCGTTTCCCACCAAGGCGCTCTACCGCCAACCGCGACTGCCATATGAACAACGTTACCTGTTGTGTCAATTTCACCTGACATAATTAAATACTCCATCCGGCGTTAGACAACAGAATACCGTCGCGCCGGAAAAACGCCGGTATTCAGAATTCAATTGTTAAAGATCTCGCCGTATTGCTAACCAAGTATCCTAGTTAATACTTGTGCAGGTACTGAAGGGAATCCACCCACCTGCCTCGCTGATTTACTTAGTCGGCTGTTGCTTAACTTAAGGCGTAATGCAACATGGCGAGATTATCATATCCGGCGCAAATAACCACCACTGTATACAATAACAGTATTGACAAATTAATGAATCCATGAATGAGAATATATAAGGACATTCATAGAATACGGTATATGTCAAGTGTTGACAGATTGTGGCCAGTCGATTGTTGCCTTGAATCATATAGGCAAGCCACAGCGACACGCCGCCGGTAGGTCTGCAAAGTAAACCAGTCTGCAATAAATACCAGTTTATCCCGCAAACCAGTTTGCATTACAAACCGAATTCTCTACCAGTTTAGCGGCATATTCGAATATTAGTATATTCTAATATCCAGCATCTGCCAACATTCGAATATTATTGAATTCTAATATAGACCCCCGCCCCCCTTTTATTTTAAATTCGAATTCGATATTGTACCCACTCACCATCGGGGGATTTTAGGGTGGTATACTACCCCAAAAGGGATAAAAGCCCGTGTAGGGCATTACAGAGCGTTAGAGAGGAAATCTGATGGCAAATGAAATATACAATGGCCCCGTTCCAAACCAAGTAATGGATTCGGCAGGGATTGCAGGAATGGATGCAGCCAATGTGGCTGCTGGGATGAACACAGGTCTACCATTGACCCCAGAAGGTGTTCCAGACCCAGAACAGAGCATGGAAGCCATGTTCCATGATTGGTTACGGAATAAGTTACCAGAGTTAGCCCAGATTTTCATGCAAGAGATGCAGGGAAGGATGGGTGCTCAGAATCCACAAATCCCCACGACAGACCCACGAGGAATGGGTGGTACTCCTGCTATGCCAGCAGTGGATACGGCAATCAGGGGGATACCGGGAGCCGCAGGTGGTACTCCAAGAGGGATGCCTGTAGGGCCAAGAGCAGGATTGGTAGGAAGTGCCCCCTACTGAGTCTCTCCTAGATGAGGGGGGTTGGTCTGAGTGGTTAGAGGAGCAACGCAAACAAGAACAACTTCGCAAGTTGCGCCGGATTGGTATTTCTGAGGACTTGATATCAGAATCAATCAAAGCAGAGGGGTTGGTTCCCCCGCAGGGGAACGGATTGGTAAGTTCTGTGCCAGAGGAACCAAGCGAATTGGATGTCTTTTTAGAGCGAGTGCGTAACTTCCCTTATGATGATTTAGACTGGAAAAGATTCCTTCTTAGATTAGGAATAGATTTGCCCTTTATAAACTGGCCTTTGAGGAGAAGGAGAAATCCAAACATACCAGAAGTAGAAGAATGGAACCCATGAGAACAGAAAAACAAGAACTATTCATTGAGGCATATTGCTCCATAGGGAACGCTACCAAGGCAGCGATCCAAGCCGGTTACTCTGAGAAGACGGCTAAACAACAGGGCCATGTCCTCAAGAAAAGGTTACACAAGGAGATAGATGAGTTAATCAGGAAGAGGGTGCAGGACGCAGTTCCTGCGGCTTTTAATGAATTGTCTTCCTTGGTACAGAACGCCACAAGTGAGCAGGTTAGGTTGGCCGCTGCTAAAGACATATTAGACAGGGCTGGCTTCAAGCCCACCGATAAGGTGGAACAGAAGATCACACACGGTGAGAAGTCCACCGATGAACTGAGGAAAGAACTGGAAGCCCTGACCGGCTCCACAGAGATTGAAGAGATTCCTGAAAGGCTTAATTAATGCCAATACAACGATGCTCCCTAAAGGGTGGCAAGAAGGGTTGGAAATACGGCAAATCTGGGAAATGCTATGCAACTAGAAAAAGCGCAGAGAGGCAAGCAGCAGCGATTCATGCCTCCGGCTACAAAGGCAGAACTAGAACAAGCAGTAGAAATCGCTAGGGAGATACGTCAAAGGGAAAGATACAACCGTATCGACTACTACGACCCTTACCCCTACCAGAAGGCTTTCCACGATACGGGGTCTACCTGTAATCAACGGCTTTTGATGGCTGCTAACCGTATTGGAAAATCATATTGCGGTTCAGCGGAGATGTCCTACCACTTAACCGGATTGTATCCAAAGTGGTGGAAGGGAAGAAGATTTCGCCAACCCATTGTAGGCTGGGCTGGTGGGGTTTCAAACGAAACCACACGGGATATTGTACAATTTGAGTTATTGGGTTCCCCCGACGATCCAGAGGCTTTCGGCTCCGGTACTGTGCCGAGAAAACTTATAATAAAGACAGAACGAAAGCCCGGTGTTCCAAACGCCAAAAGCGTAGCCCTGATCAAGCACGTAAGTGGGGGGAACTCTTCTTTATTCTTCAAAGCCTATGAAATGGGTGTAGAGAAGTGGCAGGGAAGATCAGTAGACTGTATATGGCTGGATGAGGAGCCATCTAGGGAGATTTACTCCCAAGCCGTCACCAGAACCCTTGATAGAAGGGGCATGGTTTACATGACCTTCACCCCTGAAGCGGGGATGACAGAGACTGTGGCTTCCTTTATGAACAACCTCAAGCCGGGGCAATCCCTTGACAACGCTACTTGGGATGATGCGTCGGAAAGAGTCATGTCCATGAAGGGTAACCGTGGACACTTGAATGAAGGTGTCATGGAACAGATTCTATCCTCTTATGCACCCCATGAGAGGGAAATGAGAAGGTATGGAAGACCTTCCATTGGTTCTGGCCTTGTTTTTCCCGTGCCGGAGGAGAAGATACTTATTGATCCCTTCACTATCGAAGCCCATTGGCCCAGAATAGCGGCTATAGACTTTGGCTTTGACCATCCCACTGCCGTCGTATGGACAGCATGGGATCGTGAAGAGGATATGTATTATATTTATGACTGTTACCGTCAGGCAAAGGCTCCACCCTCTGTACACGCCGCTTCTATACAAAACAGGCCCAATTTCGTACCCCTTGCATGGCCCCATGATGGGAACAGGCGAGATTCGATGGGAAATCCCGGTTTAGCGGAGCAATATCGCAATTTAGGCTGCAATATGCTCCCATTTCACTTTGAAAACCCCCCTGCTTTGGGTGAAAAGAAGGGTGGAAACTCCATAGAAGTCGGCATTATGGATATGCTGCAAAAGATGGAAAATGGTCAATTTAAGGTCTTTTCTACCCTAAAAGAGTGGTTTGAGGAGTTTAGGATGTACCACAGGAAGGATGGGAAGATTATTCCGCTTAGAGATGATCTCATGTCGGCAACAAGATACGCAATCATGTCCATGAGATTCGGTATATCGGGTGAAGACCCGCAATGGACAAAGGACATAGAATATAGAGATTATGGCATCATCTAGAATGACTGAAGAAGAGATTGTATCTAGGATAAAGTCAGAGATTACTGACTCTCTAGGCTATGGGGATGAGATATCCAAGCAAAGAGAATCGGCTATGGAGTATTACTATGGCCTTCCCTTTGGTAACGAGGTGGAGGGTAGATCACAGTTTGTCGATTCCACGGTAGCGGATACGATTGAATGGATTAAACCTTCTCTAATGAGGATATTTGCCTCTGGTGACGAGATGGTTGTATTTGAGCCACAAGGCCCAGAGGATGTTGCGTCGGCACAACAGGCCACGGATTATGTGAACTATGTGTTTATGCGCGACAACCCCGGCTGGGAGATACTTTACTCTTGGTTCACTGATGCGCTTCTTCAGAAGAACGGTATCGTCAAGGTATGGTGGGATGAGAGCGACGAATGGAACCGTGAGGAGTACAGAAATCTAACAGAGGATGAGTTAGCCCTTCTCCTGAACGACCCTAACGTAGAGGTTGTAGAGCATACCGCCCCCGGTGAAACATTTGAAGACTATGGCGAACAATACTCCGAAGGACACCATGTTGTTATAAAGCGGGATTTAAGCAAGGGCAGGATTGTAGTAGACCCTGTTCCCCCCGATGAGTTCCTGATTGCCAGAGATTCCAAGAGCATTGACGACTCTAAGTTTGTCTGCCACAGGATAAGAAAAACCCTATCCGAACTAAGGGAGATGTTTGGCGATCTGGATATCGAGGAACTGGGCGGTGATGAAGATGATGCTTTCTCTGGGGAGAGAGATGCGCGGTTTGACTTTGATGAGTCTTCTACCCATTCCCCTTGGGGTTTTGAATCTTCCGCGCAAGAGGACGCACTAAGAACTTACTGGTTACAGGAAGCCTATCTAAGAACTGACTATGATGGAGATGGGATTGCTGAACTGAGAAAGGTCTGTCTGGTAGGGAGAAAGGTTTTAGCCAATGATGAGATTGACCGGATTCCCTTTGTCTCCCTAACCCCAATAAAAATACCCCATAAGTTCTTTGGCCTATCGGTTGCCGACTTGGTGATGGACTTGCAATTAATAAAGTCCACACTGATGCGTAACCTGATGGACAATATGTACAACCAGAACTTCGGCAGGTATGCCGTCCTAGAGGGGCAAGCGAACTTAGATGACCTGCTCACCCAAAGACCGGGTGGGGTAGTCAGGGTTAAATCACCTAACGCTATCATGCCTTTAACGACCCCATCCTTGGAGCCATACTCATTCCAGATGCTTGAATACTTGGATGGCGTGAGGGAATCCAGAGCCGGTGTATCTAAGATGTCTCAGGGTATAAATGAGAATGCACTGACTTCACACACCACAGCCACCGCCGTTAATGCAGTGATGACTGCCGCTCAAAGCAGGGTAGAACTCATAGCAAGGAACTTTGCAGAGACTGGCGTAAAGAAACTGATGGTGTGTATCTACGAACTCTTACAGAAGAACCAAGACAAACAGCGAATAGTTAAACTGAGGAATGAGTGGGTTCCAGTAAGGCCGGATATGTGGCGAGATAAAATGGATTGTACCATCTCAGTAGGAATAGGGCATGGTAATAAGGATCAGCAACTCATGCACCTGTCCTCTATGTTGCAATTTGCATCACAAGCAATGGCGGGTGGTTTGAAGATTGTCAATGAGAAGAATATGTACAACATGGGTGCAGCCCTTATTAAGAACATGGGCTTCCAGAATGTTAGTGACTTCCTGACTGACCCAGATCAAATCCCAGATCAAGGGCCATCCCCACAAGAACAGATGGCTCAAGCCAAGATGCAGAATGAGCAGAAAGAACTTGAAATAAAGGCCGCAGAGATTCAGATTAAAGCCCAGAAGGTAAAGCAGGACGCACAGGAAGCTGCTGTTGATGCCCAGTTAAAGGTGGCTGAACTGAATCTTGAACGAGAACAAAAGAGAGCCGTAGCGATAGGAGCAACTTAATGGCAATTACGAGAACCAGAAAGGGGTGGAGAGCCTCCTATGGTGGAAAAACTAGGAT